TTATAATGAAGAACTCCCGATAGTCCATGTGGGCATCGGGTATAAGCTTCACAATTTTGTTAAGAAAAATGTGCCCATTTCGATTGCGGTTTTTTCAGGGGCAGTGTTGGGTATGGCGTGGTTCGCCGCGCGTGAACTTTGGTACAACACCCACCTTTTTGTGTCTTCACAGTTGAATGGATCCAACGGTGAGTGGACAAATGCAGACGATTTGGACAGTGAACGAAATCAAAAAAGTTTAGCTATATTGGAAAAAGCCCAAAATCCCCCGAAGCGAGGTAAGAAGGGAAAGGTGCTTTACGGTGCACCCGAGGAGGTTGCCTCTCATGCCAAGGAAGTTGGCTCTCGTGTGGGTGAGCTGGGCGGTTATGAGCCTGAGATGCATCACGGTGGTCAGTATGAAGGATCTTGGTACCGATATATGATGGGGCGCATTGAGTTAGTGGACAGTGGAGAAAATTTGTTGTTTGATGCAAGTGGTGTTTATGGACCGAAAGGTTTAGCGTACCCAGGTCCAATCGCATTCGTAAGAACCAAATATTTGGCTAGTGTGCAGGTTGGATCCACAAATGTAGTCATCAACCGCACGCTTTCTTATTGCCCACCCTTGGTCATACATTTGAACTCCAAGTTCCGCACCCCGGGAAGGGAGCAACGCAACTTCGATGCGATTTTGCGTTACTTGAAAGGTGATTCGTGTAGTGCTCCTAATTCCTTGTTGATGGGCACATATTATGTCTATTGTGCCCAGATACAAGGGTTTAATGGCTCCACGACTGTTCAGGATGCAATAAGTATGGCAATGTTTGGCCAAGGTGTGTTTTCGTTTTCTGTAGTGCAGCGACTTGAGCATTCAGACACCTTAGGTGAACCAGAGTATCAATTTAATCGCCGTCACATGATAACAGGAAGTAGTGGGTTTCATTTTCGGATGAAGGAGAAGCTTATAATGGTGTATCCACATTTTAGTACACCTACTCTTGAGAAACGTGGTTTTACCACGCATTTTGCCATGTGTGTTGGGTTAACTCCGTTTGTGTGTTATGCAAACAACGGACACAATATATGTCGCGCTTTAAGCAGGTTTTTTAAAGCGAGGGAGGATGAAGATTATTTGTACTCAAGACAATTGCGTCTATTGAATTTGTTTGATTGCGCCACCCCTTTGAGCATGGCAGATGCCTGTATATGGAAAGGTTATTTTACCACACGACCAATTGATCGTTTGGGAAAGATGATGATTCCACGCAGGTATAAGATAGATTCTTTGCCACCTAGTTTTGACGGGTTCAAGCTTTATTTGAAAAGTATCTCATGTCGATGTTTTTGGGAGCGGGGGTTATTAGGATTGTTGTTGGATACCATAAAGGAAGGATATAAAAGGTACGTCACTTTGCCAATGCAGAGAGTGACAGTTCAGGTTGTGAAAGTGGTTGAACCTGTGGTGAGTTACTTGTATGATCCTTTATACCGTTATTATGTTCGGTCGGAATGGTTATCTTTTTTCTTCACGTTGCCACACCCAAAGAAACTGTTATACAGTTCATGGGTTGCTGATGACAAGATGCTTGAAAAGATTGTGGGCAATGAGGGTTCGTGGGAGGTCATTTTGAAGATGGAGTGGGCAAAGTTTAAGAAGGATGGTCGGCTTGTTGGTGCAGGCAAGCATCTCACTTTGTTTGAGCCATTGGCTCCCAATGTGATGAAAACGATGTTTTCCACACCCATGCATTGCCATGAGCTTTCACCTCCAAGTATAAATTGTGAGCATGGTAAACCTAGTCAAGAAATAAAGTTCAGTGTCAGATATGTTCCCGCACAATCTGCCCAGGAAAGTGATGATATGTATCACTCCTTTAAGAGTATGGAGTGTGGGAGTTTTAATGTAGTCATTTTTAGGGACCATGGGTTGTTAGTTTAACGTGATCAGTATGGTGTGTTTCATGTGTACGAAACCGACATAAG